GTCGGGCTTAGCTGGTTCGATTGGCGTATTACCCCATTCGACAGGCTCAAGTCCGTCAACGGCCCGTTCTTCGTTTATATTGGAATATTTAGTTTCGACGTGGGTTTTCATTTCACGCAACCGGAATTCTCGATCCTTTGGCCGGGCATCATCGAATAACAAATATAGACCTTCTCCGAAATCAGGCGTAAACTGCTCGTTGAGTTTCTGCTCGAATTGCGTAAGTCGCGGATTGATAGTGTATTGTGAATATAAATCTAAAGCCGCCCACGCATTCGCCCGCGATACGTCCTGGATTTTCACGAACGACATAGGCACGCCGTAAACACCACAAATTTCCTCAAGTACCGACTTACGACCTTGGAGAAATGACATTTCTTTAGGAGAGAACCCGAACTCCTGTAGGTCGGCCCCTCCAGTCAGCGTCATAAACTTACCGTTATTCTCCACACCTGAATATTTGGTTTTGAATTCGGACTCGATTCGTTTCCGATCTTCTTTGTCTATAAATCCATCAACCGGAACTTTCATCACCACCGACGGACGCCCGCCATTCTTGAAACTTGCAAGCTCGAATCGGTTGGCGTAATCGTGCAAGTCGATAGCTTGAATCCCAGCCTTTACAGGGCTTGAACCATCGAATTGACTCTCTAAAGACACATTTCTAAAGAAAACTATATCTTCTACGCGGAATTTCCGTTTCTTCTTCCCGCTACCGTATTCGTAATATTTAATGCCGCCGGTGTTTGAATCTGGTATTATTTTGACATTCTGCGCCAGTAGCGGCCATATATTAACAATGGTATCATCAACCCCGCGCTCCTTCAACCAGAACGCACGGCCTAGTGACTCAAGATAGCCAAATGTCATAGCTTTAAGATCATATCCATTCTGCGATGGATTAACCGCCCGCAATATATCTAATAGTGGATGTTCGACAATTTCTTCCAGCTCAACCTTGCCAGAAATGGCGTTGGCTAGCTTGCCCCGTAGAAAATCATGCCTTTTAAGCGACGGTATCGACTCCGTTTTAGACGTGGATATCTTGCCGCCTGCCTGCTGATATAACCGCATAGGCACTTGTGAACATGCGGAAATGTTGCGACTTGCACATGCGTAACTCCACCCCTTGACACGACTTAGGAGTTTCTTGCTATCACTTTCGGGACTCCAACCAAAGATATCGAGCATGGGCGACATGATCGCCATGTGAGGATTGTTCGCCTTGAACGCCGCCTTTATTTTGCCAAATATATTCATAACTATATAACATATCGGCAATTATGAACATATTCGTTTATGTGAAATTCGCAAATGCGAATATTACTGGCTCAATACCGCTTTCTCCCCGGTAAATTCTTCCCACCGTTGCACCGCCACATCTATATAAATCGGTTCTATTTCCATTGCATAGCATTTGCGGTTGGTCTGCTCGCAAGCCATCAGCGTTGAACCTGAACCAAGAAACGGTTCATATACCAAGCCGCCCTCTGGCGAACTTGATTTCACCGCCCGCCCTATCATCGCCACTGGTTTCGGCGTTGCGTGTTCGTGCCGCCCATCGCCAACTACTTGCGGATATTGCCAGACGTCTGTCATATTCTCGTGAGTGTTATTGAAATAGGCCCGCGTCGAATAAAATTCCTGCTTGAGTTTGTCGTGTTCCGGCTTGAGTTTGTCGTGTTCCTGCTTGAGTTCGTCGTATTCCTGCTTGAAGGCGTCGTGTTTTGCGGCTTCCTGTAGTTTTTTATAATGTTCTTCGGGAATAAATGTCCATTGTGATTTCGTGAACCAATGCCCATACATTCCAACACCGCAAATTCGCTCTATATCTTTCGGCCCCCACCCCATCTTATTGCAGTCTGCTTCTAACAGCGACCGCACCGGCTCCCAGCCTTCCCAGTAATTGTCTGCGTTGTTATTGAATCCTTGTTCGCCTAGCATGAAGAAAATGCAATGTTCTGTTGCTGTTGGAAACATTCTATGTTCTTCAGACAATATTCCCTGCACGCTTTGCTTGTTCCATATAATCTGATTTCTAAATGTCAACCGCTCCGAATCTTTCAACCCGCCGACGAACCACAGCCGCCACAAGTCCTCAGCATTGCCCCATATATAAGCACTGGCATTATCTTCCAGGCTACCCCGCACCGCCCGCCACCAATCCATCTGAAAGGCGTCGAGTTTGTCACGGTATAAATTATCGTTCGCCACGCCGTCTTTCTCTTTGCCCATCCCATAAGGCGGGTCGGCGTGTACTAGCGTTGCTTTCTCCCCGTCCATCAACGTCGCCACATCATCCGCGATGGTAGAATCACCACACAATAGCCGATGCTCTCCCATCAACCACAAATCACCCAGTTTACTCTTGGCAACCTTGGGCGGTTCAGGAATCTCATCTTCGGTGATATCGCCCGACGCCTCATCCAATCCACTCATCATTGAACCGATCTCGTCTAGATCGAAACCCGACAAAGTAAGATCAAATTGACCATCATCGAACTCATGGAACAGGTCGCCCAGTTTAGGCCAATCAAATTCGCCGCTGATTTTATTTAATGCAACATTCAGCATGGCCGCCCGGTCGTCGTCGATGTCGTCCACGTAAACCACCGGGACAGACTTATGCCCCTCTGTCTCCGCAGCCTTAACTCGCTGGTGTCCGCCTATGATAAGATTGTCGGCACGCCGGACAACAACAGGCTCAACGAAGCCAAACTCCCTGATCGACCGTTTAAGCTTGTCCATTTCGTCATCTGTGATAGATCTCGGGTTTAGTTCATACGGTTTTAAGTCTTTAATTTGTACGGTTTCGATTTCCATAATATTCCTTATATTTCATTCCACATTGACTCATCATCATCATGGTCGGGATCGGTAACTTTAATTTGATTTTTCCTAAATAATACATCTGCGTTATCTTCGCTGAACGTCACGCCGACAGGAACGCCGCCTCGCAATTTGGTTAATATATAGCGAGACGCATCAATTAAATGATCGTTATATTTAACCGGGGCATTAAGCTGGTTGCCGTTTTTGTCTTCTGCCCATTTGTAACCACGGATTTCCTTTATTAGATTAATTGAGTCCTCGCAGATGTGGATTTTATATTGTTTCATTTTCTGAATCCCATAAACAACCGAATCCTTACCTTTACCGGCCGGGATGCACGGGATCCCGCACGTCCTTATCTCAACAATAGATTTCGGCTCAGCCGAATCAGCCACTATAGGATAGTGTAAACGACCGGCTGTGATTGGGATTAATATTTGCGCTAACTGTTGGTTAGTCATACCCGACTTATAAAAATGTTCCTTGAGATACAGATCTTTGTCACCTACCCCAATTTCAACTATAGCAGACGGATCAGCAGAGAATCCAAAATCCATCCCAAACCCTCTTAATGAAACATCGTCGGGAATATCTTCGCAAGTGTCCCAATTATCAAAGATCAACCCACGCAACACACCCCACCGGCCGCGGCAATAGATTTCATAGTAGTTAGAGTCCTCGTTCACCAACTGCAATAGTCGTGCTTTGTATATGTCGTCAAGAAATCTATTATCTTTATACGTCGAATGCATAATAGTCATCGCGTAAACAACTTTTTTACCATCGCCGATTTCCTGTGAGTATTCCTTGCGAACCTCAGACTGGCCACCTTCGATATCTGCCTGCAATTGGTCTGTAAATATCAATTTGCGAATCCAGTGGCTTTCATCGATAGGATTGAAAGTTAAAACGATTTGCTTATAGTCCCAGGTCTCACCTCTCAACCGTAAATCAATTTGCTGAAAATCATCATAAGAAAACTCAGTCGATTCTTCTAACCAAACACCCGTCAGTCCGTGAATTGATTTGATCTTCTCCGGGTCATCCATGCCAGTAATCATTATCGTACTACCGCCGGGGAAGGTGATCGTAAGGTTCGTTTTATTTACCTTTACTAGCTTACGTAAATTCCATTTCTCGATTATATCCATAATCAAAGGATATATTGACTTGCTTGCCGCCGGTTGCGTTTTGCGCAAACATAGAAACGTGTGTTTCTCTCCTCGCTTCATTGCCTTTAATATCCGAATAACGATCTTCTGCGCCACGGCTACCGACTTACCCGAACCCGCACCACCATACACCACCAGATACCTATCGTGGTTTTTCATTATCGGTAGGAACGGCTTGTTGATGTTTGCTAGTACGCCCTCGGCGTTAATCGTCATCTGATTTTGCATCGTCGGCCCTTTCGTGCATCAAATCTATTAACTGCCGCTGTCGCTTTATCAGAGCATCCTTAGTAACAATCACGTTACCGCAATGCAAGATCAATGCCAGTAATAACACGCTAATAATTGTCAGTACGTATAACATTTTCAACTCCTTGTTTTTTAATATAAATAAATCCTTGCCTCGCCACGCCGAGCCGAGCCATGCCCAGCCCCGCCTCGCCTCGCCCCGCCGGGCCCTGCCTCGCCAAACCTTAAAATATTATTATATAATTACAAAATAAATCCTCGCCTTGCCCTGCCCTGCCACGCCTCGCCCCGCCTTGCCGAGCCGGGCCCAGCCCCGCCCTGCCTTGAATATATGATCGTATGATTGCAAATAAATCCTTGCCTCATCATGCCATGCCTCGCCCTGCCCTGCCCTGCCGAGCCTTAAAATAGTTTGGGTAATTTCTTGGGATTATTGCGGGTGCAATACTCCTCGTTTAACTTTTTATTTGTGTTCATAATCGACTGAACCTGCCTGCTTGTAACATTAACTGCTCGGTCGTGACTCCTTTTTACGTTAGAAGAAAAGCCGGATGTTCTAACACCGAGCATTTTATATAGGCTCCTTGCTATACTTTCGATCTTTAATCCAACCCAATTATACTGATACGGCGTCACTTCCTCGTCAGTTAATACCCGCAACCCCTTTCCTTGAGCCTTCACCGTAACGACAACGCCCCTAGCTTCATATTGGTTTACAATATGTTCCCGCAACGCAAGCTGAATACGCCACCAGTCGCCGGGATCGGGATCAATATCAATACACGCACGTAATTCTTCACCAGATATATACTCGCCCTTATCTGGCAGCCTAATTAGTTTAATCTGCATTTTCGTCTCCTGTTAAATTAAAACGCCCGTAACGTGGCCGGTAATCACCCAAAGCAACTAACCTACCGGCGTCCTCGATGGCCTGGATCAATTGCGCCTTGTCTAAAACTTCCGTTTCGTAACCCACGATAAAAGACATAGACCAAACATTGAAGATCGGGCGTGTCCGCATGATCTTATTTTGTCCGATCTTAACCGCTCTCGTATCCCAAAATCGTGAATCATTTTCTAGTTGTTTAAGGCTGCCGCCCTCATGAATGAATATCGCATCGTCATAAACCATCATTCCACCTTGAAATATCTTCCCCAGTTTCGATTTCTTCGCGCCGCCGATAATGCAAGCCTCGATATTGACCGACGGCATTATCACCTTATCGGCATCGTTAAGATACAATCCCGCCTTCCACTCAACCTGTGCCATAGCTTCATAATCTGCATCTGTCTTTTTTCTCTTTCCCGTTATTGCCTTGAGTTGTTTTGTGTACGGGTCAAGCGGATTTGCTGTCCTGCCATTGTGCATTATCAACGGGACAGCACCCTCAATCGTAATCTTCCTGTTCTCAATCATTTCAACTTTCCTTTCCTAGTTCCTATTTTCTAATTTTCTTACACGTCCTTTAATTCGTCCGGTAATATCACATTGATCTGTATCGCCGTATCAACCGCACCTTCCCCCATAAGTTCGCGCTCCAGCTTAACACCCTCAACTATATACGTCCTCGTCTCCGTAGGTGTCAGCTCGCTTGGCTTTAATGTCTGCAATCGCTCAAATCCCTTCGCCTGCAAACCTTTAGCCAAAGCAATGTGACGACCCTTAACCCTGCTATATTCTGTATCTGCTCTGGACGCTGCCAACTTGAGCCGTTTGGCCTTCCTCTCCACCCATTTTCCCTTATCCCTTGTCCTGGCTATAGTTATGGGTGTTGTATTGAACTTTTCGGCTATCACTCGCATTGAAGTGTCCTCGCAATACAACTCAAACGCCGCCTCTTTCATAGATGGGGTTAAAGCGTTACCGCTGCACGACTTACGATCTCGCTTATGTGCCGCTTCCATTGCGTCGTCTATGAATTTCTTTTGCTTAGTTTTTTTGGCCATCGATATTAGCTCCGTGTTTACCTTAATTTTACATTGTTTACTCTGGTGTGTCAACCCCTATATTGTAGCCAAATATCACTGTAAACCAGTACTCGTCATACGTTACAGCTTGCCGAATGACACTGGCTTCGCTTTCGGTAATTGTGTAAATTGGGATAGTTGCACCGTCCATAGTGTAATGTCTAACTACTCCTTGCTCGCCTTGGAATCGTTCATTATCCATCGTCGCACACCTCCATGAGTGCCTTTTTTATCTCGTCCTTGTCTAATAATTTAACAATACATCTGTTATCTGTGCAAACCGTCGCGGCTGATACGCCTATTGCTTTCCCTATGTCCTGCATTGTAAGTCCTTGATAATAATATAGTTCTATAATAAGTTTCTGGCGTGGTGTTAGGTTTTTTAATATCGTTTCTTTTGTTTCTTTTTTGCTAATATTTCCATTAAAATCATCTGTCTGGCAAGTATAAACATCATCTAGCTCTATATTATTATCGACATTTCCCCCATATAAACTTGACTCATAAACGATTTTCCTTATTCCCAGCCCAGTTTCCCCATTTTTTTCCTTAATTCTTAATCTACGCGGCGCCCAATCTAATAACCTCATCGAGTCAAACATCGCGAATCTGATCTTGAAATATGCGAACATCTTGAATTTTGTTTTACGGGCCAGGTCATATTTCTCTATCGCATCCACTAATCCGATCACGCCTTCGCTATATAAATCATCCTGATTAATTAACCTAGATCGCTGTGCTAGGTTGTATGCTTGCTTCGATACCAATGGTAAATAATGTACTACCAATAGGTTGCGGATTTTCGTGGCACCGTTTCGCTTATACGATTCCCACATATTGCCAATCTCTGTGTTTTCCGGTACTGCCCAGTTCATATCTACCCTTACAAATGTGGCAGATGCGCCATTAGACGCACCCGTCTATTAATTAACCCTAACACTTAAGCGTTTTGATGCGTTCCGCAATATCAACACTTGATGGACATTGCCCTCCAGATGACTGTTTCTTTATACGGTTTTCCTCTAAGAATTCAGCAAACCTTTCGTCCTCGATGGTACCATAAGGTTCAACCACCGATTCTCTTAATGCTTTATTCCAACCTATGAAAAATCCCATCAAGAAACCTATTATTAGTGTGATCGTTAATATTATAATTATCATTATTTAATCCTTTCTAGCGGATACGGCCAATTCCGTACCCGCATTGCCGATGAGCAATCAAGCCTTTAATACTGCCACTTCTTTTCGAGTGCTTGTGCTTTGTGCAGACTGAGCTTCTTTAAA